AGATAAATCGGGGGTTTTATGTATTTTAGTGGTTTTAATCTCATTAAAGTCATTAAAGTCATTAAAACCCCTACTTAGTTCAGTCCCACGAGTAGGTCGAAACAATGCAATTGGTCTGCCTTTATTGTTTTGATTTTTTACACCTTCTTGTTTTATAAGACCTTTGCGTTCTAATGCTTTTAATGTTCTCAATGCTTTATTAGAAGTAATATTAAGTTGGTTAGAAATATCAAGCGTGCTTGTATATTTATCAGATTCAGCATTATTTATTATCAGATCGTAAACGTCACCTTGTCGCCCCTGAAGATTCTCTTCAACCTCGGCCATTCTTTCGGCTTGTATTGCAGAATCACCATCCCCATGACTAATCCATCTATTGTCTGAAAGTTCTACAACAATTGAAGAACTTGCACCCCTACCCATACAGGAAACAGCAATTCTTTTATCTGATTGAGTGCTTTGTTCTGCGTTTTGTTTTAACCAATTCATTAAAATAGTTTGGTCAAAAGCTGCAGGTATTGCAGCACTACCACTTGAAGCCATTACTGCATTACCACCAAATACAGATTTTGTGGTGTGGTGCAGCATTACGCCAGTTACACCATAATCTTCGGTTGCATCTTGTAGTTTTCTTATCGGTGCAGAAATCTCAGTTTTATTCTCATCAAGACCCATTTGAGCAGTAACAGATCTAAGAGTATCTACAAGCAATAAACTGTTTGGTCTTTTTTTGCATTCAGATATTATTTTATCTATACCCTCGTCATTTAACTGGATTCCAGAACCCTGTGACCATAAAGCTATACGTTGATCAATTTTTATTTTGTTTTCTTCGGTTTTGTGGCATAAACCTTCTCTTAAAAACAATTTAGCCCATTGTTTATTACTTTGGTCATTTCCAACAATTATTAAGTTATCAAATCTATTTTTGATAGGTAAACCTAAAAATTCAGATTTATTATTTAAAACAGCACCACAAATACCAACAATAAGTGCAGATTTACCAACCTTTGGTAATGCAGAAATAAGATTCCAACTTTGGTGCATTAATATCTCACCCCAGACCATTGAATCTTCGGTTATATCAATTTCAAATTCTGAAGTAACAGGTTCGCTGATACCCAATTTAGTACCCTGTGCTTTACAAATTATTCTGAAAGCAAAAGAAGTGCTTATTGAATAATTAAGATCTCTTTGTGTCCAAAGTTTTAGAAGTTCGATTTGTCGAGTTATATCTTTTTCAGTCTTTATAACCTTGTCTGCGTATTGGTCTATAAGTTTTAGTTTTTGCAGATCTTCCTTGAGTATAAGATCCTCGGGATTTACGGATTCGTTGTAGTCGATTGGTGTAGAACTCATTTTCGGCTTTTTCTGGGTTGTATTGTTCATCTGAGGTATATACCCCAAGATTTTTTAGCTCCTCAAATGCTGCAGTTTGGCTATTATTACGAGGTTGTAATTCTTTTTCAAATTCATCAAGTGCTATATCACTACGTTCTTTTTGCATCTTTGAATAAAATCCAAATGCAGCAAGTTCCCAGTTAAATTCAGCAGGTGGCAATGAATAAGGTACAGACTTTAATCGTCTGTAGGAATCTAATTCGACATCAAAGTCTGGTACAAAATCATTCTGAGGATTCAACATAGCCTTTAGTTTTTAAGGTTTCTTCGATAATCTCATAAACGACTGTACTAATTGACTTTGATTCAGAATCAGCAAATTTAGTAAGTGCCGTGTTGACTTGAGGAGTAAGTTTGGCTTGTATGACGGAAGTTCGTAATACAGAACCTTTAGGTCTGTTAGCCATAATAAATGCAGGTTATATAATCATAATACAATAAAATCAATTGTAAACCAATTAAAGGTGTCTAAATCAAATAATACTGAAATGAAAACCTTGTTAAATTAAGGGTTGACAGCTTTCAAAGACCTCTTTTTTAATGTAAATAGAAGGCCTGTTATTCCAGCATTTCGTTTCATATTTTAGGTAGTCATAATTTTTAAGAGTTTTACTAAATAAACGACTAATTTCTCTTGGGTTAAATGTATTACTTTGATCTAGGTAGCTATCAAAATGCCCAGTACTGTCTGCATTAAAAGCGTTGGCACAGATGAGAATGGTTGGATTTGCTATTTCTAACACCTCTTTCAAATGTTCTACAGGTCTTTCAAAATGCTCAAAATACTCACTAGCAAAAGCAATTTCTATACATTCTTTTTTAGTCTCACACAAAGAATCAATGAGACTGTAAGAATACGCTTTACTCAATGTCTCATTTAAAGTCCATTGGTACGAATTTTTTACGTTTGTAGCAATTACTTTATTTGATAGTTTCTGGGTAAAAGTTACGCTTGAAAAACCTATGCCGTTACCTAAATCTAAGATACTACCTTGACCTATATATTTCTTTAAATCAGGAACAAGCTTGGGATTAAATATGTCTTTAATGTATTTTTTGGCATAGTAATCAAAACATACCCACACTTCAGATAAATAAATTTTTTCTTGATAAACTGAGTAGTCTGGTTTACCTAAAGATCTAAGCTGGTGGTACCACTTACTTTCTAAATCAAGTAATTCTTGATGAGCTTTATGTCCTTTTTTAGTGTTTTCTTTGAGGCAATATAAGGTTTCTAGTGCAACTTGACCTATACAGTCTGAGTCTGTGATGTTACAGAAGTCTAGTAAATAACAAAAGTAACCAAGACTTGAACGGCTTTTCAAAGCCGCCAAGTCCTGTACTGTTTTTAATGTCATGCTGTAACCAACATTTCAGATTCAAGGAAGTCAATAAAGCGCTTGTTCATGTAAGCCCTAGATCCGTCAATTTGTGATTTAAAGGTTTTTTCATCCTTCACATCCTCAGCTTGGGTGCGATTATGTGAAGTGTACTGAGTCATTGCAGAAACAAGACCCCAGACATTACCCTGCCTTGAAGCCAAATCACCACCAATCAAACCGCCATCAAGAATATTGTGAACAGTTTTAGTTCGTAGTTGCTCTAGCTTTTCATCATCAAAGAATTTCTGTACAGCATCCTTAGCTCTTTTAATTTTGATTTCTGTGTTAATAAACTTGTCCTTCATGTCAGAGTATGCTTGTGATTCTCTAACCGCAGATTCAAGAACAGGTGCTACATCATCAAAAGTCATTTCCCTAAGATGATTAAAAGCGTTGTGCTTTTCTTTGATTTGTCTAGTCATTCCGTTGGTGCAGATTAATTCGTTGAAAAGTACCATTACCTTCGGTGCTCTTGATTCTCCGTAGTAATCAGTTACAACCAACCAACTGTCAGTTTTGTCGCCAACCTTGTCAAAGTTGTTGTTTTGTATTTGTGTAAGTTTTGATGCCATATAGAAAGTTTTACCTGCATCAAATGAACCGACAAGATCAAGGGATAATTCTTTGTTGCTTGCTTCACAGAAGTTACGGAAGTAATCTACAAAGACCTCAGGTTGAATACATTTTCTTCTTGAACCGAAAGTACCAAGAAGTCCGTCATTATCAGATCTGTGCCAATGTTGCACTTCGTTGAATGTTTTGCCTTTATATTCATGTGGGACTCTAGTTACATCGAAGTTGCATCCGATAGATTTTAGAATGTCCTCGTTTGACATAAATGAATGAACCTCTGCCGCAGTACCTCTGAAAAGTTTTTGGTCAGATTTAGTTAGTTTTGAAGTAGTCATCTCGGTTGTGTTTTGTTTACATTTTAATTGTAATACAATTATTAGACTTTGTCACTATTTCAAGCAACATTCAGTAACATTAAAGACCTCTTCTTCTGATCTCCGTTCTACTCATTACATTCTCTTGTTTCTTGGTTTTGGCTCCATAGTTTCTTTTAGGACCACCTTTCTCGTGATATCTCATAGCAGATGCAATTCTAGATCTGTCAATTGCTTTAGCTCTTAATTCATCGGGATCTGCAGAGGGTGTAATTATATCAGTCCAATCTATAGGTTCGTTTGTATCTTCTTCTAGCCTTCTAGAAAGTCTTTGAAGTTCTACCTGTGTAAGGTTAATGTACATGCGGGATAAGGTTGATTCTGTAGTCATGTCTGATATAATAAATTTGAGGTAGTGGTCAGACTAATCTCGATTTTGCTTACTAAATGAATAAAGGAAAGGGGTGGTAGCCTTTCCTTTTTTTTGTATATATATAGGCGGTAAGGTGGTTGAGGTGACGGACTCATTACTTACTCTTTAATGATAACAATAGTGACCTAGTCAACCTACGTATTATTGCCATTCTAATTTTTCAAGTTTTCTGTATCTCTGCCAGTATAATTTTTTCTCAAAATCAACATCAGTTTTAGTAATTCCTAGATGATAAGGTGGGTTCTGCAACCAAAGTTTTTGTTTACGAAGCCACTTGCGGAGATCATTACGTTCCTTGCAGATTTTCATGTCAGATTTAGTTAATGTCATTAGATTTCCTCCACGTTATATTTGCCAATCCAATATTGTGTGTTGTTGGAATCAGTTACAAGCCATAATCCGTCACGTTTCTCGTTAACAATAACAGGAATATCATCAAGTCCCATTCGGTACATCATGTGGGTTGGGTTGAATTTAGTAGTAGTCATTTGGCATCCTTTGTTTATAGTTTAATTATACCATTAATTATAATACAATTACAATGTATGTTACTGAATCGTAATACAATTAATAAAGGTGAACTTAACGTATTTTGTTAAGTTCAATCATTACTCTGTCAGCTACTTCGTCAGCGAACCATTTAGCCAATCCGCATTGATAGGTCAATTTACTAACGATTTGTTCTTTAGTAAATTGTTCTTTATCAAGAATTGCCCTTTCAATAATTTTGTCGTAGACAGTTTCAAAAGTTTGGTAGTTAGTCATTTGATCTCCTTTGGTTATATTAATATTATACCATCAATTGTAATACAATTATGGGTATTTAATAAAACTGTAATAATTGTAATATAATTAATACTGAACTTTACTCATTGCTGTTTCCCATACTTCGCAGTATCTTTCAAGCCAAGAATTTGCTTCGTCATTTCCTAAGATGTAAAAGCTTTCAGCGTCACATCTTTGCCAAGATGGGATATTATGCTTGTCATAAAAATTCTCAAGTATTTTTATGAGAAGTTTAGAATGGTCGTATTTCATCTTACATATCCTCCATATATTCATCGTTAGTGTTGTTTAATCTCTCGATAGCATCAGCAGTTGTAAAAGAACCCATATTAACAAGAGTTTCGAGGCAATCAGTTAAAGCCTCATGTGCACCCCAACCGTGCATTTCACAGTAGGTATTAACAAGTTTGTTGATGTCCTTTTTATTTCTCTGAATTGTTTGTTCAGTTGGTGCATCTGGGTTGTTATGTTGAGTTGAAGTGGTCATTTGAACTCCTTTGGTTATATTATTATTATACTAAAAAAAGAGGTCAATTGTAATACAATTAACCTCTTCGTTACACTACTGTAATAATTGTAATATCATTAACAGTGGTATTTATGGGTGTAGTTATATTCAGTATTGCCTGACTCTTTTTGTTCCCAATAATACTCAACGCTACGTTTAGCTCTTGGAGTAATGTTTCTGCACGTATGCAAAGTAGTCAAAAAGTACCATTCATCACCATACCTGCCAATAGTTTCAATACCTGTAGATTCAGATATTTGTTTGATCTTGTCAGATATTTTTGTAAATTCAGCAATTGCTGTTTCATTCAACCAAAGCTTGTAATTAAAAGGATTTCTAAATTTGTTTGTGTACTTACCTTTTAAATAAGGTAGTTGGTATTTGCCAACACACCCATTATGCCTTTTCATTCTTCTGAGCCAATCCACTTCTTGACAGTAAAATACTTTCCATTGTGGATCTTTTGGGTCCTCAGTTTGTCCTGTGCAGCGAACCAATCCTGTTTGTAATTGAAAAAGAATTGGTTGATATTTTTCAGCTTTACTAACGTAATCACGAAGTAAAGTTTCAACTTCTGTTCTTTCAAGTGTAAGTTTGAAAGTCTCGGTTTTGTTCAAAGTTGTGGTCATAGTTGCTAATTAGTTGGTAGCCATTTAATTATAATACAATTAAAATGTATTTGTCAACCAATTAATTTAGTACTATGCTTGTTGTATTACATTTAGACAGCATGGTAGCAATTAAAAGCACAGAATTACCTATCAGCGAACTTACAGAATATGAGAAAAATAGTAGAACCCATAGTGATGACCAGATAAAAGCTCTTGCTGAAGCAATAAAAAGATTTGGTTTTACTCAACCAATTATTTGTGACGAGTCAAAAGTCATACTTGCTGGTCATGGCAGATATATGGCTGCAAGGCAATTAGGATTAAAGGTTGTTCCATGTAGAGTAGTAACATCCTTAACAGATCAAGAAAAAAAAGCATACATTATTGCTGATAATAAAATTGCAGAGATTAGTGAATGGCACGAAGGACATTTACTTGAGGAACTTAATGACCTCCAAGACTTCGATGCTGACGAAAGTTTGGCAGCATTATTTGATCTAAACACGTTTGTAAAGACAAAAGCAGAACAAATATCAATAGATAAAATCAAACCACATCCAAGAAATTACAAAATACACCCACCTGAACAACTAGAACACTTACAGCAATCAATAAAGGAAAATGGTATTTACAGGAATATACTTGTTGCCAATGATTTAACTATTCTTGCTGGTCACGGCATTGTTGAAGCCGCAAAGTTACTTGGGTTAACTTCTGTACCTATTTTGAGACTTGACCTCCCACCAAACTCCACCAAATCCATCAAAATTCTCACAGCCGATAATGAAGTGACGCATTTAGCAGAAACTAATATGCGAGATATGAGTGAATTGCTGAAAGAATTGTTAGTTGAAGATGATTTACTAGGAACAGGTTACGACAAAGACAAGATTGAAAACCTGTTGATGGTATCAAGATCAAAAGATGAGGTAAAGAAACTAGATGATGAAGAATGGGGTAACTATTTAGACTTTCAAGCTGTTAAACCTAATCCAAAATTGATAATTAACTTTGAAAACGAAAAAGATAGAGAAGATTTTGGTAAATTTGTTGGTGCAGAGCTAACAGACAAGACAAAATATATATGGTGGCCATTTAAAGAAAAAAATAAATTTGCTCACCTTAACTACGTTTCAGAGGATTCAAATGAGTGACTCATTTTTTGATATTAAAAACATTGAAGCTCTTTATAAAAGACCACCAGAAACAGATCCTATAGCTTGGGATGATTATATAAATAATCAAAGAGATGCAGAAACTTTTACTAGCGTTCCTGAAGCACCAATACAAATAGATTTTGAATTAAATGGTAGTTGCAACATGGCTTGTCCATTTTGTATTCATGGGATAGGTGGAGGTAGAACCGGTGAAAACATTGCATTAGATACATATAAAAAACTTATAGATGAAGCCGCAGATATAGGTACAAAATCAATCAAATTAAATTATATAAATGAACCATTACTACGAAAAGATCTTGAGGAAGCAATAGCTTACGCAAGATCAAAAGGAATTATAAATATCTACTTTGTAACCAATGGCTCCTTGTTAAATGAAAAGCGTATAGATGCTTTATTACAAAGCGGTGTCACAAAAGTCTTTATCAGTATTGATGCGGCAACTGAAGAAACTTACAACAAGCAAAGAAAAAATGGTCTATATAAAAAAGTGGTTGAGAATGTAAAGAGGCTTGTAGAAAAGCGAGATCAGTTGGGAATGGAGTTTCCAAAGGTAAGAGTTAGTTTTTTAAAAAATAAAATTAATGAACATGAAGCAGAACTGTTTGAACAGCAATGGTTAGGCATAGTGGATGTTATAACATTTCAGACAATGAATAAAGTGCCGGGATTAGTTACTGGGTTGACCTTGTTTGAAAACGAAAAACCAAAGCCTTGCAGCTTTCCAAACAAACAATTAGTAGTAGATAGTTCGGGAGATATACTACCTTGCTGTAAATTATGGGGAAAAGAACTTGTAGTCGGTAATATTGCAGACATGACATTAAAAGAAGCATGGAAAAGTGGAAAAATGGAACAACTTCGCAAAGCCCACGCTGACAATAGTTGGGAAATGATTTCAGCTTGCAGAAATTGTTTATATAACAATGAATAAAATTCTGCCTAAATATCCAATATTTATACCAAGTCATAAAAGATCTGATGTATGTTTGACTCCTAGATTATTTATGGAATATGGAGTTCCATTTAAACTTGTAGTTGATGAGACTGAGTATGAGAAGTATGAGAAGATATTTGGAACTGAAAGAATGTTACTTCTACCCTTTCTTAATGATGGAACATCAGCACCACCTCGTTCTTGGATTACTGATTATTCTCGAAAACAAGGAGATTTAAGGCATTGGCAGATAGATGACAATATTAGATGGTTTTGTCATTTCAATGGCAGAACCAGAATACAGATACAACCAAATCTAGGCTTGCGATTATGTGAAGAATTTTGTGATCAATGGAAAAATGTTGGAATATATGGTCCATATTATTCTTTCTTGTCAAATGCAAGAATCACCCCTGTACCTTTTAGAAAAAATGTTCACGTTTACTCGTGTATGTGCGTTCTAAACAGTTTGCCTTTTAATTGGAGAGGTCCTTGGAATGAAGATGTAGATTTATGTCTGCAAACTCTTGCTTATAAATACTGCACTATTGGAACTACCTTTATAACTCAAGAAAAAATGAAAACTATGTCTATGAAAGGTGGTAATAGTACTGCTTACCAAAATCTAGATATAAGAGCATTTGGTTCTAGAGCACTACAACGCAGATGGCCTGACGTTGTAGAGCTTAAAAATAAATATGGCAGACCACACTTTCATATAAAAAATAACTGGCGTATGTTTAAAGACATACCATTAATTAAAGATCCTAATTACAAGCCAAAATCTTTTAGCATACAATTACAAGAAAAGTAATATGAAAAGATCTACTAAAAAAGAATTTGAGGCAAGAGTCCGTAAAGTAGCAGGTCTAAAAGCACGAAATGCTAGTCGGTCTGAAATTGTGGCATATGGCACAAGGGAATGGGGGGTGAACAAAAGACAAGTTGATGTTTACTTGGCAGAGGCAAACAAAGTCATATCAATTGATTGGGAGATTGATAGACGTCAATTTTCTGCAGATCTTTTATCACAATTAAGCACATTGGCACAAGACGCAAGAAGAAATGGTCAACCTCATGTAGCTTTAGGCTGTATAAATACTATGGCAAAGATAAGTGGTGTAGTTAAATGAGCATCTTAGATATACAAGAAGGGGGAATACTTGAAAGTGTTAGTTCATCCAATATTGACTGTGACGAAATACTAAAAGCAATAAGAAACGACTTACATCCCGGCCAATTAGATTTTGTAAATGATGATCAAACAGAAATTATAGGTTTATCAGCAGGCTATGGTGCTGGTAAGACTAGAAGTCTTTGTGCTAAAGCAGTCCATTTAGCTATCAGTAATCAAGGTTTCACAGGTGCAGTTATGGAACCTACCGCACCATTAATACGAGATATTTGGCAGAATGATTTTGAAACATTTTTAGAAAATTATGGGATTCCTTATACAACAAGGCAATCTCCATTGCCTGAGTATTCTTTGCATTTACCAGATGGGGATGCGAAGATCTTATGTAGGTCGTTTGAGAACTGGTCAAGAATTATCGGTCTAAACTTAGCATGGGTTCTTGCAGATGAAATTGATACAGTAGCTCCAAGCATTGCAGATCGTGCTTTTCCTCGTATTTTGGCAAGACTTCGTAGTGGAAATCAAAGACAGTTCGGGGTAGCGTCTACACCAGAAGGTTTTAGGTGGATGTGGAATACTTTTGGTAGTAATGAAGCCAAGAAAAAGACTGATAGACGTTTAATAAAAATGAGGACTTATGATAATCCACACTTACCTGCTGATTTTATTACAAGACTTGAAGAGAATTATGAGTCTGGTTTGCTTCAAGCCTATCTGAATGGAGAGTTCTGTAATATAACAACAGGAGTAGTCTACAGTCGCTTCGATAGAGCTACTCATGTCATTGAAGAAAAACCAGATATAGATAACGAACCACTCAGAATCGGGATTGACTTTAATATCGGCAATACTAACGCTGTGATTGGGCTTGCTATAGGTGATTCAATGACTATCTTTGATGAAATTAATGCTAGTTATGACACCGACACTTTGGCGAAAGAGATTAAAAACAGATATCCATTTAACAAAATTTATATCTACCCTGACGCTTCAGGCGGTAATAGAAGCACAAATGCTACGAAAACCGACATCCAAATACTTGAGAGCTACGGATTTGTTAATCAATCCGCAGCTTCAAATCCACCAATAAGAGATAGAGTTAACTCAGTTCAAAGATTATTTGAAGATGGTAGAGGTAACATTAGATTAAAGATTCACAGTTCTGCTAAAAAATTAATCGAGTGTATAGAACTTCAAAGTTATACTGAAAAAGGTGACCCTGACAAAGAAGCAGGTTATGACCATATGGTAGATGCACTTGGGTACATCTGTTGGAGGTTGTTTAACCCACTACATATGGGTGCTGGTCGCAAGACTGGTGTTAGGCTTTATTAAAGAAAGCTATTACACTGTAATTAATTAAGGAGTTTAAAAGTGTACTCAGGTTATAACTATTACGACAGAGAGACAAACTCACAAGGAAAAGAAATAAATGACCCTAATGCTATTTGGTTTCAGCAAGAACCTCATTGGATGTTAATAGAAGATTTATTAGGCGGTACATATCAGATGAGAAAAAGACATAGAAGATATTTGCCACAAGAACCTAGAGAATTAGATGAAAGCTATGACAACAGACTTGCTCGTTCTGTTTGTCCACCATTCTATTTGCGTCTTGAAAGAATGCTTGCAGGTATGCTTACAAGAAAACCTGTCAGATTAAATGAAACTTCAGATCAAATAAGAGAAGATTTATTTGACATTGATCTACAAGGTAATGATTTAAACGTCTGGACTTACGAGACTACAAGAAAAATGGTTAGATATGGTCATATTGGTGTTCTTGTTGATGCTCCAAAGTCTAATCAAGGTGGTAGACCTTATTGGGTAACATATACACCAAGAGATATATTGGGATTTCGAACTGAGGTAATAGAAGGTGAAGTAAAATTTACACAGTTAAGGTTACAAGAAAAAGTTGCTATTCCTGATGGTTTATATGGGGAGAAAATTGTAGATCAAATTAGATTTCTACAAAGAGGTTCATTTGAAATCTATCAAAAGGGTAAAAATAATAAGTTTATAAAAATTGATGAGGGAACTACATCACTTTCTGAAATACCTTTTTCTGTTGCATATTCAAACAGATTAAATTTACTTGAATCAAGACCACCTATGGCAGATATTGCTGAATTAAATTTAAAAGCATATCAAATACAATCAGATTTAGATAATCAGCTACACATATCCGCTGTACCTATGCTTGCTTTTTATGGGTTTCCGCAAAACTCCGAAGAAGTTTCTGCGGGACCCGGAGAAGCTATAGCTTTCCCTGCTGATGGTAGAGCCGAATATATAGAACCTGCAGGTCGTAGTTATGATGCACAGTTTAAAAGACTTGATAATTTATCTAATCAGATTAATGAGTTAGGTCTTGCTGCGGTGTTAGGGCAAAAGTTATCGGCTGAAACTGCAGAAGCTAAAAGAATTGACAGATCTCAAGGCGACTCAACAATGATGGTTGTAGCACAACAGATGCAAGATATGATAGATAACTGTTTAGTTTTTCATAGTCAATATTTAAATTCTGAAGCAGGTAGTTGTTTTGTTAATCGAGATTTCTTATCACAAAGATTAGAACCTCAAGAAATACAAGCATTGCTACAACTTTACACTTCGGGTTCAATCACACAAGAAACTTTATTAAAGCAATTACATGAGGGTGAAGTATTGGGGGATGAGTTTGATGTAGAGGAAGAAGTAGAATCAACACAAAGAGGTGGTATGGTTGAAGCCAAAAAGCCTGAAGAACCT